TGAACCTTCGTGTCCGTCCCAGACTACGATGACTTCTTGTGGGGTAAATTTTCGACAAACCTTCTGGAGGGATTTTAGGAACCCTATGCATCCACCAATCGGATTGCCATGTTTATCCAAAGTAGGATTTACGATGTAACTGCGGATAAACATATTCAGCCCATCAATAAACATTACTTTGTTCATTTAGGCTCCACAATCTTATAAGAATAAGAAGCCTTTGGGTAATGCCATGTCACCACCTTGGATTCATTGAGAGCGACAAACTTTGTTTCTTTGTCCTCTAATAAATATCCAATAAATTTTATATCGTTATGCGTGATTAATATCTTTTGCATCTTGTCCTCCGTATTATAATTATAATATAACCTATCTCAAGTCATTTGTCAAGTAAATAAATAAAAAACCCCACACTCAAAAAGAGCATGGGGCTATGCTTTAACCACGTTTTTCTTTATTCTTTTTCAACGCCAAAGTTTTTGCCTTCGGTGTCGAACTTCTTGATAATCTCTTCGTCCATTATTTCAAATACGATTGTTCTGAACTTTTGATCTTTAAGTTTATCAATCCAACCGGAGGCTCGGAACTTATGCTCCTTACCCTTTGAGTCGGTAAGGTAGTACCAACCTCCACCTACCCGGAAACGTGATGAACCGGATAAGCGAAGTGCTTCAAGCCAAGACTCTTCGTCTTGAATTCCAACTTTTTCTCCCCAAAGTATCTTGAAAGCACAGGTACGTCCTTCGGTGCCAAATCTAGATTTTTCAATCTTAACTTTTACCTCAGAACCAATCCTTAAACCGCTATCGTCAGTAACAAAGGCTGCTTTTGCTTTACGCTTTGTCAGCCAGACCCTCATAGAACTAAAATATCCTATTGCCTTTCCGCCGGGGGCTATGAGAGGCGTGGTCATTGCTTCTGCCATATTATTGGTGATATTGGTTTTAAGCTGATTAACTAAAATGAGTGTACATTGTTGGTTTGCCAGCGGGATTGTTAGTTTTGGAAAAGCCTTTGCAAAGATGCGAGGCTTAACCGCCATTGTAGATTGTGGATTGAAATCCGATTCAATTTCTTTTTCAGATGAAGTAGCAGCGATGCTATCCCAAATGAATAGGAATTGGGTCTCAGGATATTCTCCCATAAGATCTTCAATGGTTTCCAATGTTTTCTCGACGGACACGGCTTGAACGTAAAGTAGATCCTCAACATTCACTCCAGCATCTTTCAAGAACATTGGATCAATAGCACTTTCAGCATCAAAATAAACCACAGTGTGACCTAGTTTTTGAGCATTGGCGGCTATTTGAACAGCCATAAAAGATTTGCCGGCTGAAGACAGTCCAGCAATCTCTGTGATCTTCCCGACGGGGATCCCACCATACTTTCCTCTAACTGTAATAGAGTCAAGCCACCTAGATCCTGTAGGGATCCAAGTTTTAACTTCAGTAGGGTTATCTTCGCGAAGATCATGGGCAACATCAAGTCCGACTTTTTTGTTGACGAACTTTTTCATTGCTGATATATCAATCTTGCCCGGTTTCGTTTTCATTTTGATTACCTTCCCCAATTGTTTTTTCTCCTGTTTCTTCTTTAATAGTTGTAACGTCAACCAATTCAATTTCAAAGTTCAAAGTTTTTCCAGCCATTGGATGATTAAAATTTAGAACAACCGCATCATTGTCAGCGGCATCAATAATTGCTGGGAATACTTGACCAGACTCGGTTGGAATAGTGATCATTTCTCCAACTTTTATTTCGAAATCTTCTGGGAAATCTGTTCTTGCAAATGATTGAAATAAATTTTCTTTTATTTCTCCATATGCTTTCTCTGGTGTGATCGCTACTTTCTTCTTTTCTCCAACGGCTAAGCCGAGGATAGCTTCTTCAAATCCTGCTATGGTTTGTTTGGCTCCCAGCAGGAATGTAATTGGTTTACCTCTAGCATATGAATTATCAAATTCGTCGCCGCTATCGAATGTTCCAACATAGTGAACACTCACTTGTTTTCCCATTGTCGCTGTAGGGTATTTATACGCCATAATATTCTCTCCTTTATATAAATATGGGGATCTTTATGCCGGCCCCACTGCTTTTTATAATTAACGTTTGCCCGGGGCGTTACTACGCCCACCTCCAGAAGGGTTGCCTGTTGTACTTGGCCAACCTCCTCCGTTTCCTTGGCCTCTTCCGCCACCTGAGCCTCCTTTGGAGCCTCCACTTGATCCGCCACCGCGTGATCCACCTGATTTTGTTCCCATGAAAACACCTCCTTTATTTTAGGTTTTTGGGATTTGAGACATCTATTACCCATGTCTCCCTGTGGTTTTTAAAAAGGGCCGCCACTTTTGAGGGCTGACGGCTCACCCTGTCACAACATAGGAGGGCTATGGACTATTCATCATTCATGAAATTCTTAAAGGCCTCGTCGACGTTCGTACTTTTTTGAGTATACTTGGTCGTTTCAGTTGATCTACTTTCGGAGGACGTGTCGGTAGACAAGAAATCATCAAGTATCGCTTGAATCTCCGCAGTGGTTTTCCTTTCAAAAAGGCCACCAATATCTGGGACTGATTCCAACAATGCATCACAATCACTTACTGCATCATCACAAAGTACGCTTGGACGTCGACGAGGTTTAAGAGTAGTCTTAGGGAATGATCCGGGTGTGCCGGGCACATCGTAGTTTAGAACAATGTCGGTACCGGTTTCGGCATCGGTAATATCTCCATAGTCAGGATCTAATACGTAACTCAGAAGGTTTTCGTATGCCATTTTTCCGTAAGACCAAACTTTTACTCCCTCGGATTCTTTTCCTCGAACAAGGATTGGTGAATAATAACGCTTTCGAACAAACAGTTTCTTTGCTTCATTCTTAAGAGTAGCGTCATCAGATTCAACGCCTTGTCTCCACAGTGTGGATGCGAATTCACAGATTGGACAGTCCTCTCCATGATTCTTTTTTGGACATAGAATGCCGGGGTTTTTGCCTACATTATAATGGAAATGAAACTCTTTGAAAGGGTCTCCATCCGCTGTAGGGAGAATACGAATTGTTTGGTCGCCTTGGGTAGGTCTCCACTTCGTATTGTTAGTTTGACTTTTTGTGCCGTTTTTAGATGCTTCAAGTTTAGCACGCATCGCTTCAATATCAATAGCCATGATAGTATCTCCTATTAGATTTGCTATTTTAAGGTAAGCAGGGTTTTAACCATACTCCCAGTTTATTTTTTTTTGTGAAACTTAACTCACAGTTATAATATAACACGTTTTTTAAACCGTGTCAAGTATTTTTTTCATTTTTTTCCTGTATAAAATGTGTATAATGTTTTGTGTAATAGTAATTTTGCTCCTCGGTCGTTGACCAAATTGCAAATGAGGTTTCGCGATCTTGTTGTTTGTTTTCTCCAACCATTGCTTTAATGTTTGGTAGAAGATCAATGTCGTTCGCTAAATCATCCTCATTTATATTAATAATATAACCTGTTTCGGTAATGTTGTCAAGGGGAAAAAACAATTTTTCTTCATTTTCTTCTATATCGCCGAATCCAAGGGTAGTAATTCTGCTAATTTCTTTTGGTGTATGTAGAGAACCAAACTCTGGATTTACGTTCTTACAATAATTTAATGTATGTATTACAGAATATATCAAATAATTAACTTTCTCAAAATATTTATAAATTGTACCATGACCTGCAATGTTTAACATCGCTTTGTTGTCCAAAATCATTATTTCAGATATCATACCTGATCTTGAATATTGTTGTAAAATTCCAAAATGTGCTCTGTGTCGTAGCTTCTCTTTTCGAGACCCATATTCGAGATCCGGAACAATATAAATAACCTTCATTTTAACGTGCTTGAGAGCCTCTAGAACGCGTAGCGTGGCACCAGCAACCTTACCACTACCACATACAAACAGAATGCCTTCAGAGGCTGTTTTGAGGGCTTTCTTGCGCGGGTTATAATTAAGGTTGTCATACTCTTCAACAGAAGAACATTTTTTAAGTCCTTTTCCTTCATCAAGTTGTTCAACATGGTATTGTTTATGTTGTTTAAAAAGCTCGGCTATATTACAACCTGCCTGACCTAGACCAACAATTAGCATTTATCCTCCAATGCTTCAATTTCATCTTCAAATAGAAAATATACTTCTCCATCAATTAAAACTCCATATACTTGAGTACTATTAAATCTGGGATTTGTTTCGACTATCATTCCAACCATATCTGATTTAACTTTACCAATGATGGCTTTTATTTTTTCAACCTTTGGAAGAGTTCGAACCAAATCGCCTTTCTTTAGTGCCATACAAATTCTCTCATGTCTCCAAGGTTCTTTCCAATGTGACAAGAAGACTTGAAACGACCAAGTTTTGTATCCTCGAAAATTTGTTTCATTTCCGGAATAAGAGAGCGATCAGACCGATGTAAGTCGATAATACAACAATCGTGTATAGTAAAGGCGACATAGCTTTTCCTGTTTCTTAATAATCTTTCGATTTTGTTGACCCTGTCCAAACAGTTATCTGAGGAAGCGGATTGGAGAAGGTAATTGAGCGCGTGAAATCGATCACATACTGTCCTTCTACCAAACGGGGTTTGTATTTTACCTTCTTTGTAAAATTTTTCGACGAGAACTTCTTTGCTATAGAATTCAGAATCGATAGTTTTGTTTTCCGAGTTGTAGAGCCACGCGAAAAATCTTTGTTTTGCTTGTGCTCTGCTAATATCTTCTTTAAATATGTTTTTGATGTTCCACTCATG